CATATCAGATGAAAGATTAAAAGACAAAATAATTACTATTGATAGTGCTTTAGATAAGGTTAAAAATTTAAGAGGTGTAAGTTATTATTGGAACTCTGGTAATAAAAAAGGTCAAAAAGATTTGGGTGTTATTGCACAAGAAGTTGAAAAGGTATTACCAGAAATAGTTGTTGAAAAGAAAATGGCATATTTTGGTAATAAAAATTATAAAACTGTTGATTATGAAAAACTAACTGCTGTACTTATTGAATCTGTTAAAGAGTTGTCAGCAAAAGTTGAAGCATTAGAAAATAAATATTGTAATTGTAAATAATGGCAGTACCAAATGAAGATATTAGTATTTTAAAATTAGCAAGAGAACGAAAAGGATATGGTTTCACAAGTTCAACCAACATACCAGCACCAATATATAATTCAGATTTACACAGATTAAGTGGTGGTAATACAAGTGGAAGTGGTACAAGTTATCCAGCAGTTAATATGAATAATATTGCTGAACAACGACCTGATGGAAACCCACCTGAAAAGTTTAGTGAATTTATAGGTTATGAACAAAATTTAACTAGAACAGGTTTTTATTATATATATAGTGCATCAAGTTCTAGTGCTGCTTGTTTAAGTGGGTTACCAGATTTTACTGCATATTATCATACTGACGGAAACAATTTATTCCCAGATGATTTAACAGGTATATATACTGCTTATACAACACAAACAGGTACGACACCAGCAGCAAGTGGATTTTACCAAATATTTAATTCTAATTTTAATTCAATAGGTAAATTTATACAAGTCGGTTCTAATGGTGCTATTATTGGTGGTGGCAATTGTTAAAATTATTATTAAATTTGTAAAAAAATAAATTATGGGAATTTCTTATTCATGGCACTTTAATCAGTTAGATACAGCTGTTCAAGAGGGCGACAATCAAAATGTAATTAAAAGAATACATTACACTTATAAAGCAGCACATTCGGATAACCCTATGCAATATGTTGCTGTTATAAATGGCACAGTTAATTTAGGTGAACCAGGTGATGATTTTATTGATTATGATAATGTAACAAAGGAAAATGCCATAAGTTGGGTTATGTCTGCATTAGAATTAGAAAATATGGATGAATGGAATAGTAATCTTGATGAACAAATAAATGCAAAGATGAACCCAACAATGTTATACAACTATCCAAATTGGTAATAAAAATTAATTTAAATTATATATAAAATGGCAAAACTTGAGGAAAAAGAACTACAAGAATTAAAAGAAACAATATCTAAACCAAATCAAATAGCATTAGAAATTGGTATGCGAGTAATTGCACACAGCCAAATTGATAAGTTAGTTGGTGAGTGGGAAAAATCAAAAGAAGATGAACAATCTAAAATGAAAGAGATTGAGGAAAAACATGGTAAAGGTCAAATAGATATTAATACAGGCGAAATAACTCCTTTAAATGAGGAATAATGCCAATTTTCAATGCATCTAGTTTCTTATTGTTTAAAGATGAAACAGCAATTGGTCATTCAAAAGATGTTAAGGTAAATATTGAATTAGATCTACAAGATTCAACATCAAAAGATTCACAGGGATTTAAAGAATTTATAGCATCAATAATTGGTGGATCTGCGATTGTTAGTGGTTTAACAGCGTATGATGATAGTTTAAATTTTGAACAATTTGCTGATTATGTTTTAACAAGATCAGTTCAACAATTTTATTTTAAAGATCCAAATGAAAATTCATTTATAGTTAATGCTCAGGGTATTATTCAAAGTGTAGATGAAGTCAGTGATCATGAAAAAATTACCAAGTTTAATTTGAATGTCAAATTTACAGGTATATTTACAGCAGGTGATAATAGAAACTGGGAAAATATATTCGATTTTTGGGAAGATATATCTCAGAATTGGGAAAACGTATAAATATTTTATTTGTATATTTACAAAAAAATTTAAAACATATATAAATGGCTACAAGTGGTGTATTTAACGGAACTGATTTAATTTTAAAATTTCATTCTACGGATGGTTCTGAAATAAAAGTAGGACATTCAACAAGTGCTACATTATCATTAAGTAATGATTTACCAGAAGCAACAAGCAAAGACTCTAGCGGATTTGCTGAGCATATTGCTGGTGTAATTTCAGGCGAATTATCTTTTGAAGGTTTAATTGTTTATGATGAGTCAAGTGCTCAGAATGTAATTGATGCTTCAGATTATTTAATTGCAAGAACAAAAGTATACTGGGAATTTGGGACTGATTCAACAGGTGATAATTTTTATCATGGTGAAGGATTCTTAAATTCTGTTGAACATTCAGCAGAAATGGAATCACCTGCATCTTATTCAGGTTCAATTACTGTAACAGGTTCAATTACAAAAGGAACTAGATCGTAATTAAGATTTAAATCAGGCACATGATTAATTCGTGTGCCTTTAATTTTATAATATGGCAAACAAGAAAAGGGGTTACTATACTATTAAATTAGGTGGTAAAAATCGTGTCATGCATTTCAGCATGAATTTTTGGGCAAATTTTACTGATTTATTAGGCATATCGTTGCAAGAATTAGGTGATGTTTTTGCAGGTGGTGTTTCAATAAAAGCAATTAGAACATTAATATATTCTGGTTTATTAGCTAATGATCAAGAACAGGGTAATGAAATTGATTATAATGAGTTTAAAGTTGGTATGTGGTTAGAAGATTTAGAAGCAGATAAGTTAGATGAAATAGTCAATGCAATGTTAGAAAGCAGAATATTAGGTAATGATTTAAATGCAGGTATTGATCGAAATATCAAAAAAACCACTAAAAAGGGAAAGTAACAAGCCAACTTGATTTTGATACACTAATTGATTTTTATATTGGTCAGGTTGGCATCAATCCAAATGAATTTTGGTTTAATACTTGGAAAGAAAATCAGTTATTAGGCGAATCATATTTAATCAAACAAAATTTAGAATGGGAAAGAATCAGGTATTTATCAACCATGATTCATAATGTTAATTGCACAAAAAAATCCCAAATGATTAAACCTGATAAATTATTTCCTTTACCTCAAGATGTATATTTAGAAAGGGGTAAACCACATTCTACTCAAAAAGAATATTTAGCATTTAAGAAAAAATTAGAATCTGTTAAGTGGGAAAAGAAAGAATAATTATTTAGTATTTTTGTATAAACTTTTTTTATGGCAGAACAAAGATTAAGGTATTTTATTACTGGTAACGCATCTGGATTAAATAATGCGTTAAATAAAGCAAGTGCTAGAGTAAGTCAATTTGGTAACAAAATGAAATCGGTTGGTGCTAGTTTACAAAGATTTAGTGCAATTGGTGTTTTAGCTGGTGGTGCTGCAATTAAAATGGGTGTCAAGTTTGATGAATCCATGACAAAAATAAAATCTTTAGTTGGAATTGCTGGTGATGAAGTGGATGCAATGGGTGGTAAAGTCAGGGAGTTGGCTAAACAAACTGGCGTGTCAAGCACAGAAGCGGCAGATGCGTTGTTTTTTATAACATCTGCTGGTCTAAGAGGTTCGGAAGCAATGGATGCGTTAGAAGCGTCTTTAAAGGCCTCTGCGAGTGGATTAGGTGAAACTAAAACAATTGCAGATTTGGCGACCTCTGCCATGAATGCTTATGGATCAGATACATTATCGGCAAGTAGTGCGACAGATATTTTGACTGCCGCTGTTCGTGAAGGTAAATTGGAGAGTTCAGAATTAGCAGGATCAATGGGACAAGTTTTACCTGTGGCTAGTGCGATGGGTGTTTCATTTAATGATGTCGGTGCGGCAATGGCTGCAATGTCAAGAACAGGTACCCCTGCTGCCCAAGCGGCAACACAATTAACATCTATTATGGCTGGACTTTTAAAACCAACTACTCAGGCAGAACAAGCATTGGCGACAATGGGATTAAGTTCAAGTGGTCTAAAAGAACAGATTAGAGAGGAAGGTTTATTAAGTGTATTGAGTACATTAAAAGAAAGATTTGATGCCAATAGTGATGCTGCTGCTCAAGTATTTCCAAATATTAAAGCATTGAAAGGTGTTTTAGATTTAACTGGATCTGGTGCTGAACAAGCAGGAGAAATATTTAAATCCATGAATAATACGTTGGGCGATTCACAAAAAGCGTTTGACGAAACTTCAAAAAGTGCATCATTTAGATTAAAAAAATCTTTAAATGCCGCAAAAGAATCATTTGCTGAAATGGGGGCAGTTTTGTTAGAAGCATTATTGCCAATGTTACAGGGGTTAGCCAATATTGTTAAAAATATATTTACTGCATTCAATAATTTAGATGGGGGTACACAAAAATTAATAGCTGCCTTTGGTGTTGTTCTTATAGCATTACCAACATTAATAAGTTTATTTGGAACTTTAACAACTATTGTTGGTGCATTATTATCACCAATTGGATTAATTGCTGCTGCATTAGCAGGAGTTGCATATATAATATATCAAAATTGGTCGGAAGTTGCGCCTGTGGTGGTTGGTTTATATAATCAATTTGTTGATTTATATAATTCATCTGAATCATTAAGAAAAATAATTTTTGGCGTTGGTGCAGCATTTAAAACTGTTTTTATAGGTATTAAAACAATAGTCATGGAGTTTGTAAATGTTTTTCAAACTATGTGGAAATTGATAAAAGCATTTAGTGAAGATGGATTCGATGCAAGTTTTGGTGATATATTACAAGAAGGTTTTGATAATGGTAAAAAAATAGCATTAGATGGTGCAGATGAAATAGGAAAAGCGTTTACAGATGGATTTGATAAAGCAGTTGGTTCTAAATTAGAACATAAAACAGTTGATCAGTTAAATACTGGTATCTCAAATGCTATAGGTACGGTGAAAAATAAATTCAAAGGTTGGTTAGGTGATGTTCTGAGTTTAGGAGGTGGTGGTGAAGGTGGTGGTGAACCTATAAATGATCCTGAAAGTGTTGCTCATTTTATGAAATTATTTTCAAGTTTAGGAAGTGATGAAAATCAAGAAGCGGTTGGTGAAACAACTGAAAAAGTAGGTTTATTAAAACAAACACTAGATGCTGTGGCCAATAGTGCAGAGGTTGTTGGTGAAGGAATTAAAGGTGCGTTTTTAGGTGCGTTTGAAGCAATGATGGAAGGTGAGAATGTATTTAAAGCGTTAGGTCAAATGTTATTGGCGTTGATAAAAAAATTAATAGCTGCTGCTTTGGCTGCTTTTGTTTTATCTGCATTGGTAAAATCTATTTTTCCAAGTGGCGGAGGTGGTGATATGTTTAAAGGAATGGGTGATTTTAAAAAATTATTTACCTCATTTTCTGGTGTTAAATTTGCAAAAGGGGGAATCGTATCTACACCTACAATGGGATTGATGGGTGAATACCCTGGTGCAAGAAGTAATCCAGAAGTAATCGCACCATTAGATAAATTGCAGGGAATGCTTGGTCAAACTGGAGGTGGTCAAGTTCAAGTTGGTGGTGAATTTAGAATTAAAGGGCAAGATTTAGTGGTCGCTTTACAAAGAGCGGAAAGAAATAGAAATAGAATTAAATAATGGCGTACGCAGTAAAATTTAGATTAGAGTTTTCAGATGATAATCTTAAAGGTAAAAAAATTGAAATTTTACAGGATGGTTATACTGGTGGAACGATTTATGATTTAATTGGCACAAGTAATCCAGTCATTATATCATGGGATCAAGATGATGATTTTTATAATCCAATAATTGGTTCAACTTGTCAAGTTAATTTATTTGAAACAGATGACACCAATTATGATGATTTTTATTCTGCTGATGAAAGAGAATATAAAGTCAAAATTTCTTATAAGGATGCAAGTGATGTATATCAGACATATTGGGAGGGTTGGTTATTAATAGATCAATTTAAAGAATCTGTAACGACAAAACCATATCCAATAACCTTAACTGCGTATGATGGTTTAGGTAGTTTAGGAGGGTTTACAATGCCAATTGATTTAACATCAACAGCATCAAAAGATCTTTTATATTATATATATAATATTTTGAATAATATTAATTTAGGTTTTGATATATATATTTCAAATGATATTCAAAAGGATGGTGCATCAGGAAGTGATTATACAATTTATGATCAATCAACAGTAACACCAAATGCGTTTGTAAAAGATGATGTTGGTATTAGAGATGCTAAAGATGTATTGGAACAAATATTAAAATTTACAAATGCTCGTGTTTTTCAAAGTTATGGGCGTTGGTATATAATAAATAATTCAAGTTATAGTGAACAAAGTGTAAAAAATTCAAGTGCAACAACTGCGGATAGTGGTTCAATACCAACAGGGATAAGAGCAAGTGAGACCAGTAGTTTACAAAGTAATGGTACAGAAACTATAAAATATTTTATATATAATTCAAGTGGCGTATATCAATCAACAAGCAGCGTTGATATATTATCGCAAGTGCCAAGTGATTTACAACCACTAAATAATAATTTAAGCAAAGAATATCTGCGACCATTAACCAAATATATTTTAGAGGTCAATACCAATAATTCTTTTTTTGATACAGACAGAGTTTCAAATGGTGGATTTGAGCATGCTGCTACAAATTGGACTTTAACTAATAGTACAGTTGATAATACCTTTTCATTTAAAGGTGATAGGTCTATTAAAACAACAAGTGTGCAAACATCAGCAAGTTCTACTGCTGTCGTTTTGCAAAATAGTTCTGCAATTGATGTTGTATCAAACACAAATATTGCTGATACATTAATTATAAATAATTATTTTGATTCAACTAGTGGTAATAGCAGAGGTTTTAGATTTCAAATTAAAATTGTAGAAGTTGGGCCGGGTGCATCAAACACATATTATTGGAATAATAGTTCAAGTGCATGGACCACAAGTGCCACAATTAATGATCAAGATGTTGATACTAATAGAAGATGGAAAAAATATACTTATAATTTAGATTCATATCCAGCTGGAAATACTGGTGCATACGAATTAACATTATATCTTTATTCAGCATATCAAACAACATCAACAAGTGGATTTGTTGCTATGTTTTATGATTCTATACAATTAGAATATAAAAATTTTGATGGCACAAATAGAACAGATATATTTTCGAAGTTTGATTTATTGCAATTTATTAGGTCAAGAACTGCTGATTTATCAGGTGTCAAACAAATTGATGGATTTTATTTAACCAATGATAAATATGCCAGAATTACTGGTGATTATTATAGATCAAGAGATAAAACAAATTATTTAAAAAGTATTGAAAAAATTACAACTCAACAAATCATGAATGATTATAGAAATTTTGTTTTAAGATATGAAGGTGATTTATATAATAATAATACAAACCCAATAGGATTACATAATAAGGTGTGGATTAATTTTGGTACAAGTGTATTACAAGAGCCAGTTAGTTGCTATATAGATGGCATGAGTTATAATGTCAAAAGGAATTTATATTCTGCCATTATGCATGTACCAAATCAAGATGATGATATTACATCTGATTTTCAAATAAGATTTTAACTTTTTTCTTTTCCTGTTTGCTGCTGGGTACTCCTTTTTTATAGGGGGGTACCCTTTTTTTATTTAAATATTTTTTTATTTTAAAAATTATTTTTGTATTTTTGATGTCAAAATATAGCGTATGGAAAATTTAAATGTATTTAAATTGTATTTTGAAAAGGATCTGAAAACATTAGGTCTGAAAAAATATACAGTTTGTCAAATGTTGCAATGTACTATGCCAACATTGTCAAATAGAATTGAAAACCCTGGATCTTTCACGGTTGATGAAATAACAACATTGAAAGAAAATGGTTTTGAATCAATGAACAGATTAATTTAAAAAAAAACTATTTATGAAATCAGTAAACATTAAAGGAAAACAATATATCACGGTTAATGAAAGGTTGATATATTTTAGAAAACAGGCAATCTTTAAAGGTTGGCGAATTGTTGAGGAATTAGTTGATCTCAACGATAAAGAAGGTGTTTTCAAAGTATCTATTTTAGATGCTGAAAATAATATTATTTCATCTGCACATGCACAAGAATATAGAGATACCAGTTATATAAATAAAACATCATTTTTAGAAAATGGTTATACCTCTGCATTAGGTAGGGCATTGGGATATTTAGGAATTGGAATTGATACATCTATTGCAACAGCAGAGGAAATGGTTAATGCCTTAAATGGTCAAAAAAAATATCAATCTACAAATAATTCAAATCAATATAAATTTTAAAATTATGAGTGAAACTAAAAAAGAGCCAAATTACATTGAAGGTATAAGAATCTTTAATAAAAACGAGAGTGCACCATGTTGGAATGGTGTTATAACTCCAAATCAATTATTTGAATATTTAAAATCTGGTAAAGCAGATAAATGTAAAACTGAATATAAAGGAGATACACAATTTAAATTTAGTTTATGGGTCAATCAAGATGGATCGGCATCTATTACTAAAAATGAATACCAACCACCTCAAACTAATAAAGATAAAGATGAAGAATCAAATGATCTTCCTTTTTAAATATTAGCAGCAAGAGGAAAATGGGCAATCGAAAGGTTGCCTTTTTTTTTGGTTTATTTTGTTTATTTAAAATATTTTTATAAATTAAAAGAAAATTTAATAAAATGAGACAATATAGAAGTAATCAGGGTAGGTCGCCAGAAAAGGTTGATGAGATATTTAAATTATTCATTTTTGTTGGCAAAATCTTAATCTTACCTTATATCATTTACAATTTAACAAAAACAATTTATGAAGATTATAAAAGATAGTAATGATCAATATCATTCAAGTAAAAGCATTAGTGCAAGTGGTTTAAAAGAAATAAGCAAGACATCTGTTTATCATTATTTAAATAAAGTTAGAAAAGAAACTGATTCAATGATTTTCGGAACTGCGGTGCATACAGCATTATTAGAGTCCGAAACATTTTATGATATTTATTATCCTATGCCATTGATAAAAGATTTAAGAACGAAAGAAGGTAAAATTTTAAAAGCAGAAGCAGAGGAAAAATCAGATGGTAAAATTTTATTATCTCATTATGATCATGAAAGAATAAAACATATTATTCAAAATTTTAAAAAAAATAAATTAGCACAAGAATATAGCAAAGGTGAAATTGAATTATCCCATTATACAGAATATGATGGTGTTGGTGTTAGAGTTAGACCAGATATAATTAATCATGTTTCTGGATATATTGCTGATGTCAAAACATGCCAGAGTGCATCACCTGAATCTTTTAGATTAGATGTTTTTGAATGGAAATATCATTTACAAGCAGCATTTTATATGGATATTTTAAATTTTGATGAATTTAAATTTATTTGCTGTGAAGTAAATCCACCTTATGCTGTTGTTGTGCATACCTTAGATTCTGAGTTTATAGAAATAGGCAGGAAATTATGGAAACAAGCATTTATGGATTGGAAAGATTATCATGTCGCTGGTAAAATAAAATTATTTCATCATGATAATATTTGTGAAGATGGTTCATATTTAATTAGTTTTAAAAGATGAAAAAAATTAGAAAAATAATTGAAAAACATTTTAGACTAAAATTAGATGAACCAACCAGAAGGCATGAAGTTGTTTTTGCTAGAGGTTGTTATTATAAAATTGTAAGGGAAATGCTGGGTTTACCATATAGTAAAATAGCGAAATCATTGAATAAAAATCATGCGACAGCAATGCATGGAATTAAAATGGTTAATAACTTAACAGAGACCGATAAACAGTTAAAACATGACTTTGATTCTTTGTTAAATAAATTTAGTCATTATAATAAATTAAAAGAGAAAATGACTGCAACTCAGTTAGTTAGAGCATATAATGATTTATTATTTGCAGTTGAAAAAAAGGATTTAGAATTAAAAATAAAAGATGGGAAAATTGCAGAATTAAATGAACTTATTTACATATTATCAGAATTGGAATAAAATTCTTTAATTTTGTAAATAAATTTAATGGCAAATCCTTTTGAAAAATATTTAGGCAAAGAAGATAAGTTACAAAATAAAGTAATGTATTATTTAAAATTAAATTATCCAGATGCTTTATTTACCCATGTAAGTAATGAGGGGAAAAGATCACCTTTTGAAAGATATAAATTAAAATATTTAGGCGCAAAAGCAGGGATTCCAGATGTAATGATTTTTACACCTAATAAGTATTATAATGGATTAGCCATTGAATTAAAAGTTGGTTACAATAAACCATCTGAAAATCAAAAAAATTGGATAGCACAATTAAATGAAAATAACTGGAAGGCACTATGGATGAATAACTTTGATGAAATTATAACAATAATAGACCAATATTTTAATAATGAGAAGGACTAGATCAGTTTATTTCGCAGAGGATTCACAAAAAGTCAGATGGACTCAAAGCAGTTCGGATGGATTCGTTTATAATTATAAATACGTAGGCGAGGCAACAGAAAATGAATTTAATATTTTAATTGATCTTTTGTGGTATCTTCACGAAGAAAAACAAATGACTTATGAAGAGTTTAATCATGTTTACACAGAATTGAGAATGTTTTGTGATAGGGTGATGGGACTTGTTGATGAGTTGTAAAAACTATTTATGAAATATAATTTAATAATCAAACCTAAAAAATTTGATAGGTTTACTGTTGTGCCAAATTATATATTAAGGCATAAAGGGGTTTCGCTTGGATCAACAGGACTTTATACATGGTTATTTAGTCATGATTCAAATCAAAAAATTACAATAGAATTTATTGCCAATCATTTTAAAGAGGGTAAGGATGGGGTGAGATCCAAGATTAATGAATTAATTGATTTTGGATATTTAGAAAGAATAAAGGTTAAAGATCAGGGAAAATTTAAAGGTTATAATTATAAATTAAAAGCACACCCTAGTCGGAAAAATCGAAGTGGGAAAAATCCGAAGTCGGAAAATCCAACACAAAGTAATACTAATAATAATATTAATAAAAGTAATACTAATAAAGATTCAGTTCAAATTATATTGCCACATTTTACAAAATTATTTCCTGTAAAATATCGACCACAAACAGATGCACAAAAAAGTAAATGGATGGATTGTTTAGATAAATTAAATAGAATTGATAAATATGATTTTAGAAAATTATTTCTTATAGTAAAATTTATTAGAAATGATAATTTCTGGAGTGAACATTTTTTGTCATTGTTGAAATTAAGAAATAAAGATAAAAATGATATAAAATATATAGATCGTTATGCTGAGATATATAAAAAAAATAATTTACCAATTGGTTATAAAAAAATTAAAAAATTAAAAGATTTTTATTTATATACTGATCCAAATGGGCATGAAAGATTAGGTGCTGAATTAATAACTGGTAATTTATTAAACGAATATAATTTAGAATTGGTATTGACAGAAAACGAGATATTGCAAATAATAAAACATAAAAGAAATGAATAAAGGTCAAGTTTTTATATTAAATGATGTCGAACAAAAAATTGTTGAATTTATTGGTAAATGTAGGCATAAACAAAATTGTAAAGTTGGAAGGGGTAAAGGAACAATAAACAAAGAAAATGTTGCTGATTTAGATATTATTGGATTCGGTGCAGAGTTTATATTTTGTAGGGAATTAAATTTATTTCCAGATTTTAAGATTGATATTTTTTCTAAATGGCAAGGAAATGATTATTACGATGCACATATTTGGGGTAAATCAGTTGATGTTAAAGTAAATAGAAATGAAAATAATCCATTAATGATTCCTGAAAGATTAAAATCAGAGTGTCAATTATTTGCTTTGTTTTCTGCTAAATTTCCTAAATATAGATTTGAAGGATTTGCAACAAATAACATGATTTTTAAAAAAAGTAATCTGAGAAAAACAAGAGTCATGGCTTATGTTTTAGAAAAGCACAAACTATTATGTTTAAATGATTTAAATATTTAAATTTTTTTTTTATATTTAAAAAATTATTTATGAAATATACTGAGGAATTTGAAAAATTAGGGATTAAAGTAAAAACAAATCAAAGTCAATTTAAAACAATTTGCCCAAATTGTTCACCTAATAGAAAGAATAAAAAAGATCCATGTTTGTCTGTTGATCTTGAAAATGGTTTATATCATTGTCATCACTGCGGTTGGAATGGATCAGTAAAATTTAAACAAAAAAAAGAATTTGTAATACCACCAAAAGTAAATTCAAATTTAACTGAAAGAATTATTAATTGGTTTAAAAAAAGAGGGATTAGCGAATCGACTTTGGTACATTATAAAATTGGCGAATCTTTAGAATTTATGCCACAAGTTCAAGCAAAAAGAAGATGTATAAATTTTAATTATTTTGATGATAATGAAATTGTAAATATTAAGTTTAGAGATGGTGAAAAGAATTTTAAATTAGTATCTGGTGCAAAATTAATTTTCTTTGGTTTAAATAATATTAAAGAAAGTGAAAAATGTTACATTGTTGAAGGTGAAGTTTATGCATTGAGTTTGCATGAAACTGGTTTATATTCTGTTGTATCAGTACCAAATGGCGCAAATAAAGGAAATCAAAAATTAGATTATTTAGATAATTGTTGGGAATATTTTGTAAATAAAAAAGAAATTATTTTATGTACAGATAATGATGATGCTGGTTTGTCATTAAGAAATGAATTAGCTAGAAGGTTAGGATCTTATAGATGTAAATATGTAGATTTTGAAAAATATAAAGATGCCAATGAAGTTTTGGTTGAAATGGGTGCGGAATTTTTAAGAACAAAAATTGCAGAAGCAAAAAATTTTCCAATTCATGGCGTTATAAATATTGATAATATTTGGCAGAATGTTTTAAGTTTTAATGAAAATGGTATTAAAAATTATTCTATTGGTTTAAAGGGTTCTGATGATTATTTTAAAATGTCAATGGGCGAATGGTCTGTGGTTAGTGGTATACCCAATAGTGGTAAATCAGATGTTTTAGATCAGGTTTTGTGCAATATATCAATGCAACATGATTTTAGATGTGCAATGTTTTCACCAGAATCATACCCATACGAAGGGCATATAAAAAGAATTGCAAATAAATTAATGTCTAAAAATTGTAATAATGATGATTTAAATGAAGTTAAAGATTTTATTGAGGAACATTTTTATTGGATAAAAATTGATTTAGAAAAATTAACATTAAAAGCAATATTAGATGCATTTAGACAATTAGTATTTCAAAAAGGAATTAATGTTTGTGTTATTGACCCATGGAATATGTTAGATCACTCAGCACAAAGAGATCATTCATATATAGGCAGAACATTATCTGAAATAACTCAATTTTGTCAGCAAACTAAAACTCATTTATTTTTAGTGGCGCATCCAAGAAAAATTGAAAGTGAAGGAGGTCAATATAAAAAACCAACATTATATGATATTTCTGGAAGTGCTGATTTTTTTAATAAAGCATATAATGGTTTAATAGTTTATAGAAATATCGGACAAAAAACAAGTTTTGGATCTGATTCTGTAAAAATATTTATTGAGAAAGTAAAAAGAAAAGAAAATGGCCAGTTAGGTTATTTTGAAATAGCACCAGATTTTTTAAATGGTGGGATTTATAAAGAAGTTAAAAATTCAGATAAAAAGTTTGAAATAATTAAAGATAACGATATACCCTTTTAATATGGATAATATAGATTTTAAAATACAAAAAGAAAAATTATTGGATTTGGCAAATGAAATCATGTCAAAAAAACAACCAGAATATACAAATCAAGATGAAGATGTTTTTTATAATTTTAAAAATACAGCTAAAAGTTTAGGTTTAGAACCTATGGAAGTTTGGGCAGTATTTTTTCATAAACACATTCAAGCAATATTAACCCATGCTCATAATCCAAACATGGATGAAGCAGAGCCAATTGAATCAAGATATGCAGATGCATTAAATTATTTATTTTTGGGGTACGGATTGATTATAGAAAATAAAAAAAATGCAAAAGTATTTTGATGCTCAAAGTTGGTGTTTAGCAAATGGAATTAAAATTTATATAGTGGCAATTCAATATTCAAAAGAATGTTTTTTAGAGGTTGATAATAATGGTAAAATAACCAAATCACCTTTAGTTTATAAAAATCAAAAAGTTGCCAGTCAAAAAATCTGGGATCTTTATTTATATTTGTACGAGCAAAGTAATTAGTATGGAAAAGGTTAAAATAGGATCATTAAAAGAAAATCCCAATAATCCAAGATATATTACAGAATCTAAATTTAAGAAATTAGTTAAGTCAATTAAAAAATTTCCAGAAATGTTAGAAAAAAGACCAATTGTAGTTGATGAAAATTTAATGGTATTGGGTGGTAATATGAGATTAAGAGCATGTAAAGAAGCAGGATTGAAGCAGGTTTATATTAGTGTTGCAAAAAATTGGAGTGATGAAAAGAAAAATGAATTTATAGTAAAAGATAATATTGGATATGGCGAATGGGATTGGGATATTTTAGCGAATGAATGGGATGTTGATCAATTAGATGAATGGGGTTTAGATGTACCAAAAGAAGATGAGGAAAAGGAATTAGTATCAAAAAAAATTGTATCACCTCAATATGAAATAAAAGGTGAAAATCCTGACGTAAATGAATTATATAATGTTGATAAAGCGAATTATTTGATTGATAAAATTGAAAAAATGGATATTGATGATGATGTCAAAAGGTTTTTAATTTATGGTGCAAATAGACATGTGGTTTTTAATTATGAAAAAATTGCTGAGTTTTATGCACATGCTGATAAAGATATTCAGGAATTAATGGAAGATTCCGCTTTAATATTAATTGATCTTAATTCAGCAATAGACAAAGGGTTTGTTGATTTAACCTATGAATTTGGAAAATTATTTGAATCCGAGAATGAAGTATGATTTTGCAATATTTATAATGGTTTATGGGAGACCAGAAAAAAATAAAACCTTTAGAATGTTAAAAAAAAATAATTTTAAAGGTGAAGTTTTTTTGGTTGCTGATAATACAGATGAAAAATTAGATGGCTACATTGAAAAATTTGGCGATAAGGTTTTAGTATTTGATAAAAAGAAAGTCGCTAAAACGATGGATTCTGGCGATAATACGGGGGATTTACGAAGCACATTGTTTTCAGCAAATACAATATTTGATTTAGCTGAGCAGAAAGGTTATGAATATTTTTTTATTTTCTGTGATGATTATTCTGATTTCAACTTCAAGTTTAATCATAAATTACAATACAAAAGCAGAGTTGTTAGGAATTTAGATGCAATGTTTCATATTCTTTTAAAATATTATAAAAAAATTAATGTTAAAACAATAGCATTTGCTCAGGGAGGTGATTTTATTGGTGGCACAGAAGCACATATAATTAACAAAGGGTGTGGAATGAAAAGAAAAGCAATGAATACCTTTTTATGTTCTACAAAAAGAAGATTTCAATTTGTTGGAAGATTAAATGAAGATTGTACAACCTATGTATTATTGGGCAGTAGGGGTGATTTATTTTATACTATTCCTAATATTTCAGTTACTCAAGCACCAACATTAGTAACAGAGGGCGGTTTAAGTGATGTTTATTTAGATTATGGGACATATATTAAATCATTTATGAGTGTCATGTATAATCCATCATCAATAAAGGTTAAAATGATGGGCACAAAGAATAAAAGAATCCACCATAAAATCAACTGGATCAATGCTGTTCCTATGCTTTTAAATCAAAAACATAAAAAAATCTAAAAAATTTTCTTTTTTTTTAAAAAATATTTTGCCATTTAAAATATTCTTTTTATATTTGAAGTATAAATCAATAAAAAAAAAATTATGTCAGTAGCATTAATCACAGAAAAAGAGTTAAATCAAATGACTAACACTTTAACATCAAACGAAGAAATTTTAAATTTCGTTGAAACAACAGAAATCTTTGAAAAAAGATCTAAATTTTCTTATGAAGATTCAAGAGAAACATTAGCAAGAGCATTATGGTATGGTTACGTTGCTAATAGAACTGCATTTAATCTTCAATATCAAGAAAATGAACTAATCAATTACAACATGGAAGATTCAGATGATCACTATGAAACTTTACAAGATGGTTTAGGAAGATTAGGTTTTTTGCTTTATAATATTGCAACAAATGATGGTAATGTATTTTTATCAGATGAATGGTCAAATCTTTTAAGAAAGGTATATGATAAGTTTAGAGTTGAAGAGACTCAAGATGTACCAAATTATATTTATTAATATGAAAGTAGAATTTGAAATACATGGTTACATGGTCGATTATTACCTTAGGGGTAAATTAATTGGCCATGTTAAACTAGATGAACCAGATAGGGAGGTTTTAGGTTATACAGGTAGAAAAACAGAAATCTTAAATCGTGAAGTTCAATTAAGTAACACAAAAATAATTAGACCAGGTGTCGAAGTGGTTACAGAGTGCATTCCAATTTGCGGAAAAATTAAAGGATCGCACAATGAAAAATTAAATATATTGTTTAACTCTAGAATTTTTTATAATGGCTAAAGAAACAAAAACAAGAACCGATGCATTGGTTGAATTATATAATACTTTATCAAATGATGATCTTGAATGGCTGATTACATTTGCATTT